CGTCGCCGTCGCCGTAGCCGTAGCCGTAGCCGTAGCCGTCGCCGTCGCCGTCGCCGTTGCCGTTGCCGTCGCCGTAGCCGTTGCCGTAGCCGTAGCCGTTGCCGTTGCCTATAATACTATGAGCATCTTCTAAAGTTTTGTTTGCCATTTAGACACCTCACAGTCAAGAGTTAATACAACGGTCATGTAATCAAATTCAACTACCCCATGACATTTATCCAATTTTGTTGTAGAAGTAACTCCGTCTTTAGCAAGTTCTCCCAAACCTTTTGTTGTACCCCATATTCTAATTACTGAGGCATTATACAATTTACATTGAGATCCTAACCTCGCAAACCTGCCAACAACAATCCAACCACGTTGTAACACTACAATCTTTATATCACTGTTAATATCTTTTTCCTGTATTGTACTTTTTTGCACATATACTACCCCATTGATACTGACCTCTTTTTCTTGTATTTCCATTCTTCACTTCCTTTCCGCCTTGATAGTTAATTATTTTACCCAGATAACCCCAGATTCACCGAGCTTTTGTTGTTGATGGTATCCATTTTTTATAAACTGAGAATTCATTTTGTAACTGTAAATCGACAAACAGAGAATCAACCCAATAGATATAATCATTATAACAACAGCCCAAATGATACATTCATTATCCCAATTATCCATATCTCCCTTTCCGCCTTATCGGCTTGGTTATTTGTTCTCAAGTTCTTTTATCTTATCTTCCACAACAATTACACCTTACACAAATTTCTCCATAACTCCACATAACAGCATAACAATCTTTTACTACAGCTATACTCATCTCCCCTCCTCATTTAATCGGCGGTGATTGGCAGGATTTGACCTGCAGGACTTGTTTTATTTCCTTTACGGTTAATACGGCTCTACGATTTTAAGGACTTTATCAAGTCAACACCGTAACCGTTTGGCGTATTCAATACGCCTCAACCACCGCCTTGATTGTTAGTTACTTATCAATAACTATAACAAGGGTGGCATCAACAACTGAAGTTGTTTTCTTTACTTCTCCAGCCAACCGATAAGTAGACGCTTTACTAATTGCGTGCTTCAGATTCTTAGCTAATACATTGATTATTGTTGTATCATCTTCTGTTCCTGGTAAATAACCCGTCTTTTTAACTGCTATGGTACATTTATAAACATTCATTTCTCCCTTTCCACCTTATCGGCTTTGGTTATTCCACTAACCTGTATTTTGCATTGTTAATTATAACCTCTTTTGGATTACTAATCTTTTCAGGTGCTTTTATAATCTCTAACTTCCCGTCTAAACAAATAGGTACTTGGTGTGCCTCTCGTTTGGCTTTAATCGAAACACATTTTATCGAGTTGTAAACACAACAGAAAGCGTAATATATGATGTCCCTGGCGGTGATGTTCCCGGCGTTGATGTCACAGGCGGTGATGTTCCTGGCGTTGATGTCACAGGCGGTGATGTTCCCGGCGTTGATGTTCCTGGCGTTGATGTTCCTGGCGGTGATGTCACAGGCGTTGATGTTCCCGGCGTTGATGTTCCCGGCGGTGATGTCCCAGGCGTTGATGTCACAGGCGGTGATGTCCCCGGCGGTAACAACTATGCTCGCACTAATTGAAATCGAACACTCAAACTTTACATTCCCCTCGATTGCCAAAACTCCATCTTTAATATCTGCCTCAACCTCTTGCTGCGTTTTGTAAATCTTCATACTCCCCTCCCTGTTTACCTCGGTTTGTCCAACTCCCCCAACTTCTTCCTCTTGATGATAGCGCTTCTACTCCATCGTCTTTGAAAGTTTTTCCACCCTTTTGAGTATTCAATATCGTTTTCTTTATTTTTGAATAATTGCGCAAAAGGTAAGCACCCCATACGATATACTTCGTTTAGTCTATGGATGTTTTCTCTTGCATTATCTCCGATTAAAACATAACAATAAATATGGTTTTTAGTAAACCCTGCTTTATGTAAAATATCAATCGCTTTTCTTAACGGCTCAATTCCATTCGGTTGATCACACGCTAACCATAAAGTTTTTATTCTTAACCCTCGCAAATCTTCTGCTATCTTAGGAGTAATTCGATACTTTTCTAATCCACCCTTAAACTCGATAGATTTTTGTTTTTTAAGCATACTTATAACTAATCTCCAATAGCGATCTGAACACGCTAAAATATTGTTGTCTTGAATAATGTTACCTTCGGGGAAATCATCAAACTCAATCACTCCTTTTCTTACTATACAAAAACTACAATTATTCGGGCAACCTCTTGAAGTAATTGTAATGCCTTTTTTAAGATACATACCAGGTACAAAGGGTTTATCACTTTCACCGTTAATAGCAACTCCTCCAAGTTTTACTTTATGAATACCGTCTGACCATTTTTCTACCAATTCTTTAGCTTTTGGGATATCCCAAGTAAATTGACAAGAGATGTGGACTTCTTCATATCTTGGGAACCATAAATCTCTGGGATCATCTTTATACGAAAAAGATAAAGAATCTATTGGCGTCATACTTGTTCTACTTGGGAATACTCTTGCTATTCTCATTTGGTTATCTCCCCTCTCTCAATAGCCTCAGTTAATCTACGCTCTAACCTTTCTCTATCCATCTTTTCTTACCTCTTCATTCTTTTTAGAAAACCTTTATATGCCGCTATCCTACGAAGCAAACTTTTATTCGCTTCTTGTTCTTCTTCATTTACCCTCCTTTCTTAAGAATAAACATCTATTTCTTTCTCACATTTTGGACATTCTATATAAACCCCATATACACCACAACTTTCACAAGATAAAATATGCAAACAAATCGGAGTATCTTGTTTTTTGGCATCTGAATATTCCCAATGCGATAACAAACCTTCTACTTTTGACTTACATTCAGGACAAACAAATTTAATGTGTATGCTCATAATTTCTTCCGCTTCTTATCCTTCATGGTTACTCCTTTTTAAATTATTAAAAATTCATTTGGTTCTTGGATATTAAGTTTCAAGATAATCCTATTAAGTTTTTTCTCAATACGAAAGAGATAATCTTTAACACTGTCCGACTTAGCTTCTGATAGCCTTTCAACCTTGTCTTTCATAGCTTGCAATTCTTCATATGTTCCAAAATGAATTGCCTTAGTTTTAGCCATTTCTTTAGGATCACTTAACGCATCTATTAAAGACTCTTGCACTAAAATCTTACTAAATGTTCCATCATTATATTCTTGCATTAGCTCTCCTTTTTAATCAGTGCACCGGCAGGATTTGAACCTACGATTATCCTCTATCGAAGATGCGCTTAACCAGACTACGCCACAACCACCGCCTTGATAGTTAATTATTTTACCCAAATAACCCCAGATTCACCGAGCTTTTGTTGTTGATGGTACCCATTTTTTATAAACTGAGAATTCATTTTGTAACTGTAAATCGGCAAACAGATAACCAACCCAATAGATACAATCATTATAACAACAGCCAAAATGATACCTTCATTACTCCAATTATCCATTCTTCACTCCCTTTCCGCCTTTGGTTATTTGTTCTCCTGTGTAGGTATTGATTTAAGCCTAACCTTGTGATTTCCACTATAAATTTCTCTATCAAATTCTTCTAAGTATCCTAACTTTATCAGTTTATCAACCGTTGCCAATTTGTAATGATTCATTGTTTTATGCATAAAATAATAAGAAGTAGGATTGTAACTCCCCATGTAAGGCATATAATGGAGAAAATCACCCATCTTTAAATCATTTAACAATTCTTGTTGTGTTTTACTTAGTTTCATACCCTCTCCTTTACTTGTCCGGATTCTGTTTGTTTAAATCAAAATATTCACAAAGACTTTCTATTAATTCTTTCTTACTACTACTTTCTTCAATTAACATTTTTACATCATCCTGAGTAATTTTCTGATCATAAGTTGTTTCTTCTATTCTTGATATGATTGTGCTTGCATAATAATTTGTTTTAGATAATCCTGTAAAATATTCATATACTTTACTTGCTTGTTCCATTAGAAAACCATAGTCTAATAATTCATTCATCACTTTTCTTTTGCTTAACCTACCTTTTACATAAATTATCCCTTCCCAATCTTTTTTATTTAGCATTTGCCTACCTCCCCCAACTTCTGTTTGTATGTGGTGATGAGTCCTTCGAGTTTAAATTATATATTATTGCTCCATATTAATACCTAACCTTTTCAAATTAATTTTCTTTTTTATAGTAATATTATTTGCTTGGAGTAATTTTATAAATTCTAAAATCTTTTCCTTACTTGGTTCTTTTAATCCACAATTCTTACTGTCTATACCTATATTAACAAAACTTGGTTTAGCATTAACAATTAATAATGCAAAATCTTGAGCATCGAAATCTAAAGCTGGTTCAATCGTAATAAATGTTTTAAAACCCGCAGCAGCAATTTGCGTTATCCCCTCTATGCGCTCCATAGATAGTGGTGCTTTACTTATATTATCCATATTACGATTAGTTTCTATGGTAGTCCCAATAAGCGAATTCTTAGGAAATAAAGCAAGAAATTCTACCATCCGTTTAGGGTTTTTACTCTGAAACACATATTGATTACCAGAATATTTCCGACAATGATTAAGAATCTTTACTATCCACAACCTATCTATTTCTTTAGCAAACATATCATTCATATGCTCAATAAATATTATTTTATTAAAACCATAATCAACCCCAAACTCTGATTCAATTAATCTAAGATCACCTA